TTGCGTAAGGAATAGTTATGCCATTACTAGGAAAATTTGGTACAGCCACTTCTAGAGCCTTTGGATTTAATGGCGGTGGTACTGCTACCGTGCCTATCCCTGTACCCCCCGGCAATATATTTAACTACGATGTTTATACTAATCGTGGGCCTACTTACGTACCCGGAATCGCTAATAATATAACAGTTACTATTCCTGCTAGTACAACGGTTGGTAGCACTTCTACAGGTACTTATTCATTATCTGTCCCATCTGCATTTGGTCCTTTAGATACAGTAACTATTGTAAACAATGGTGTAATTCAAGGCATGGGCGGCGCTGGTGGTGCTACTAAAGGTGGACCTGCATTACCAGCCGGTCCGGGAAATCCGGGGGCTGTAGGAGGAAATGCAATTTTTGTGGCTCGACCTACAATTATTACAAACAATGGAGTTGTTGCTGGTGGCGGTGGCGGTGGTGGCGGTGGTGCTGCTCCTACTGCTAAAGTCGCTGGTGGCGCAGGTGGTGGTGGCGCAGGGCTTAATGGTGGCGCACCAAATGGAACACCTACGGCTGGTGGTGCAGGTACTGCTCCCGGTGGCGCTGCCGGTGGTGGTCGAGGTGCTGCTGGTAGTAACGGGAGTACAGCAAACCCTGCATTCCCCGGTGGTGCAGGTGGCGGAGCTGGGTCTTATCTTGTTGGGAGTCCGTTTGTAACTTGGCCTGTAACAGGAACACGTCTTGGTAACGTATCTTAATTAAGAGGAATGTATGAATAAAATATATATGAAAATTCATGGGTTTGAAGAGCCGAGCTGCTCTTTATTGGTATCTTTTGCGTCTGATACTACAAAGTCTTCCAACCCAGATGACTACCCTCAGTATGCTTTTCAGCCTATGACTATGTGGCCTGACATTACAGACCCTACTGAAATAATTAAAAAAATTGCTATTGCTGGTATTCATAATATAGAGCGGCAGGAGTCAGAAGAAAGATTTGCTGCCGATACCGCTAAGGTAGACGTATATAAAGCGATGATTGGACAAAGTAAGGAATATTTAATTTCCGATATAGTTCCACCTGATCCTCATCTTGAGTTTTATATTTTTGGAGACCCAATATGATTTCAGTACCTCATCCCGCATTTGGATATGTAATTTTTAGAACATCTATGTTAGCTGGAGAAACACTTAATGATGACCTTATGACAAATAACGTTATGGTTGTTTCACGGCAAACTACTTCTGCTGATCACGGAAGGTCAGGCAATACAGGTAGACAATATATTTTTTATATATTAAGTGGCAAACATGAGTATAAAAATAAAGAAACTGGCGAAACACACACGTTTAGCCGTGGGTATTGTTCTTTAGAACAAGGATTACCAGTTGGGTCTTATGATGCTAAGTTTTTAGAATCAGGTGATTTTTTATGTTTCAATACCTTTGCAGCAAATAAAGATAAACTTTTGCCGCCGCTAGAAGTTTTTAAACTAGAAGCCGGTAAGTCAACTACGCTACCTAAAGATATTAAATTATTTCTTGCAGAAGGGTTACTAACTGTTGACGACACAACTGTACCAAGCATGAAGCAAATTAGAGTAGTTAATGAAGATAAAATTGCCACGGCTGTTAGTGATTGCTATGGACTTATTTTTAAAAACTAATAAGCGTTTTGAGTTAGATGAAATTTTATTTATTTTAAATTCGTCTGACGTTATAGAGGAGTACAAAACTCCGCAGAAGTACGGTTTGGCGTTAAAAAAGAAACAAGACTTTATATCAGTGCCTAATATATTGTATAGAGCTGAAGACCATATCAAAGACGTAGTATATGAGAAGTTACCTAGTAGTTTGCTTGCCATAGAGAATCCAACCGTTAAATTATTAACGGTAACCCCGACAAGTAGTAATAAGTCTACGATGTTAGCGCCGCATGTTGATATAGGTAGAAAGTGCTGTTTAAACATCTACATCAATACCCATGCAGAACGCACTATTTATTATGAGTACAAAGCTGGGAAAGTAGAAGAAGTATCAAGTTTTATTGCAAGTGATGGTGAGTGTTGGTTAATAGACGTATCAAAACCACATGCTGTTATGTTATCTCCACCTCATGTCAGAAAGGCAGTTACTGTTTCTTTTGTGTCTACACCATACGAAGAAGTAGTTAAACATTTTTGCGATGAATAAAAATCTTTTTGTTATAACCCCTAACCGACAAACTATTATAAACATTGTTGCGTTATTGTTTTCAGTACATGGGTTATACATGCTATCCAGTGGGGAGTCGTTATGGTGGATAGGTTTGTCGTTTATTGTGTACTCTGTATTTAATATATCAGTAACCGCTGGGTTTCATCAGTTATTTACACATAGGTCTTATTCGTGCAGTAAATTTTGGGAGTACTTGTTTACGGTATGCGGAACATTAGCATTTCAAGGAAGTTCAATATCTTGGGTGCATTTACATTACGTACACCACAATACTTCTGATACGGCGGAAGACCCACATGTAAGAAGTTTATGGTTTTTTATATTTAAGAAATACAACAGTGTTATTGTTAAACCTAGTAAGAATGTAATGACTCTTTTAAAAGACCCCGTGCATAAAGTTTTGCATACGTATGGTGGGCTGTTATGCGTTTTACTTAGTGTTGCACTATATTTAATAGACTATAGGTTGTTTGTTTTTGGATATATGTTGCCGGTGGCATATTTTTATTTGGCTGTATCTTGCCACCAAATATTTACTCATATAGGTAATAAGCCTGTAGATGTACCATTTTTTATATTACTGTTCCCTTGGGCGGATTGGAACCATGTTAAACACCATGAACGTCCGTCTGATATAAAAAACGGTGGGTGGTGTCTAAGCTATGAATTTATTAAGTTAATACAAAAATGAATGAACTTTTAGAAAAACATGGCGCAGTACATGTACATAGGCTTTTACCACCAGAGTTCTATAAGTTTTTTACTCATACGTTAATGAGGCAGAGTGAGTTAAACCCTAGAGGTGATTCACAGATACCGAACGCTAAAGCTATTCTTGACCATGAGCATATGTTTGAGACACTGCATGAGTTGTATTGGGATGTGATTGAAGAGATTGTAGGAGAAGAGCTACTTCCGACCTATGCGTATGCTAGGTTATATAGTAATGGCGACGTTTTAGAAAAGCACACGGATCGCCCTGCATGTGAAGTAAGTGTAACTATTCAGCTTGGTAGATCGCATCATTATGCTTGGCCTATTTATATGGGCGGTATGCGGTTTGATATGGCTGAAGGCGATGGCGTTATTTACAAAGGCTGTGATATAGAGCATTGGCGCAACAAGTGTGATGGTCCAGAAGGATATTATTCAGGACAAGTGTTTTTGCATTATGTACTCAAAAATGGGAAACATGCCGTTGAAGCTGGGGATTCTACAGTTCGTAACACGTATTCCTACACTAAAAATAGAACGCACTTAATGGAGAGCAAGTGATATATCCAATTCCACCACGTAGCGTACCCGGTAAAGATAGCCTTGCTTATTGGGAAGACTTTTTAACACAAGAAGATATTAATCTAATTCTTGCACAGCCAGAGTGGTTGCAGTTACAGCCCGGCTGTATTGGTGGTAGCAGCCTTGACAGTATGGTAGATAAAAATATTCGCACTACAGAATTAGCATGGCTTACTAGAAAGCCTGAACTAGAACATATTTGGAGTAAGTTTGCTGAAGCCACTGCTGAGATTAACAGTAGGTTTTTTCAGTACGATATAGATGGATTTTACGAGCCTATGCAGTTAGGTGTTTACCATGCAGCGGACAATGGGCATTACAACTGGCACACGGATGCAAGCCACACTGATAGAAACGTACCAAGAAAATTATCTATAGCCATGTTGTTGTCTGACCCATCTGAGTTTGAAGGTGGTGATCTTCAAGTAAAACAATATAGCGACGAAGTGCGAACATTAGAGATTAAAAAGGGTAGAGCTTGGTTCTTCCCGTCATACATGTTGCATAAAGTTACACCAGTTACTAAGGGTACACGTAGATCATTAGTATTATGGGTCGGTGGCCCAGCATTTAAATAAGTTGAGGAAATTATGCCTGCTGTCATTAATGGAACCAATGGTATAGGTCTGCCAAGCTGGACTACGGCTACACGACCCTCTGCGCCTGCTGTTGGGCAGATGGGTTATAACACTACCATTGGTTCACCAGAATATTACGATGGATTTGTTTGGGCGCCTTTTACAGCACAACCTGCAACTACTCTTGAATATTTAGTTGTTGCCGGTGGCGGCGGGGGCGGTGCGCAAGGTGGTGGTGGCGGTGCAGGCGGTTATAGGTCTGGCACTGGATTCACTATTAATTTAGGTACAAACTACACCGTCACAGTTGGCGGTGGTGGCGCAGCAAATACAAGCGGTAGTAATTCCGTCTTTGACACTATTACATCTACTGGTGGCGGTAACGGTGGACGAGGCTCTGGCGGCGGCTCAATTAACGGCGGTAATGGAGGTTCTGGTGGTGGCTCCGCAGTTACAGCTACCGTAGGTACAGGCGGTACAGGTAATTCCCCAGCAACTACACCTTCGCAAGGTACTAACGGTGGTGTTAATACGGGTTCTGCTAACTATGGTGGTGGCGGTGGTGGCGGTGCATTTAGTGCGGGCGGTACTGGTACAACAACACTAGGCGGTGCGGGCGGTACCGGCAATACGTCTTCTATTACTGGCACAGCAACAGTTTATGCAGGTGGTGGT